CACCCGTTAGGGTGCCCAATGGGAGTAGCAATAGCTGCTCTCCGTCTCACGACGCCGCCTCGCAAATGGAGACGTGTCATGGCATTATCCCATACGGGAATTACTACATCCACTATTCGCATTAACAACGCGAGAGATGGAACGTTCTACGGTCAAGTAGAGTCTACTGACGCTACTCGTAGAACCCTCATTCCGGATAAAGTGTCCGGTGAGTTTGTAGTACTACCTGGTGGGACGAGGTTTAGAAAAGCCACGGATTATAGCCGATTCGATTTTCAGGTGCATCTTGGCAACCAGCAGTCAACTGCTGGATATTGGTATGCCATAGATAAACCTATCGTCTCGGAGTCGTCCGATGGTGGTTACACGACCGGGAAGACTTTTATAGACTTCTCCGCGAATGGAACCTTTTCTTCACCCCTGGGGGGATTTAATAGTAATTATTACCCCCAGATTCCGCAAGGAATGCGGAATGAAGCCGTGACAAAGGCTCTTCTCAAGCTCGCCGATCAAAAGGTGAACTTGGGTGAGAACCTTGCCACTCTCGGGCAGACTGTGCGATTGTTCGCGGGCGTGACTGGCACTTTAGCCAAATCACTGTCTGCGGCTTATCGGGATAAGTCCTTGCGGCCCTACCTTACTCGAAGCGTTGCTCAATTGCGACGCGACGGGGTCAGTAGGGTCATAGCCGGGAAATATCTCGAGTACGTGTATGGGTGGAAACCACTCATGCAAGATGCATGGTCTCTTCTTGAGGTGATTAAGCATGGACTTGGCAACACCCTTGTGCTTCATGCAGAAGGGAAGAGCAAACAGCAGAGTCGGAATAAAGAAGTTGTATATTACAACGTCTCCGACAAAACTGTGACTCGTCAACTTTATGTTGATGAGCGTGTCCGCGTGAACTGCCATCTTTGGGCCCGTTTGGATCCAGATTGGCAAGGCGCACGCGCGCTTAATCAGTTAGGCCTACTCAATCCGATCTCCCTAGCTTGGGAGTTGATGCCGTGGTCGTTTGTCGTTGACTGGGTGCTACCTATCGGTAGTGTCATGTCAGCGCTTTCGGCTCCGGCTGGATTGATATTCATTGACGGGTCTGTCGCTGCACGATCTAGTGCGGCCGGCCCATTCGAAACCATGTGCTGGTGGCCACTCGGGTCTCAACCCGATTGGTCCGGCGCATGGGCGGATGGATCCTGTTCCTATGAGGGTTACACTCGTCAACATTTGACGGGTTGGCCCTTGCCAGGTTTCTGGGTAGATCCTGATCCTTTACGCGGTGACCGACCATTCAAGGCGTTAGCCTTGTTGATTGCGAACCTCGGCGGGATGCGAAAATCAACCATAGGGTAGTTGACTTCCTTCAGCTGCCTTCCGTTACATAGAAAGGTAACTATATGTCCGCTAGGACTAATCTGGTCATCAATGACCGCGCGGGAACACCCGTCGCACATACTTACTCGCCCGATGGGGACGACTCCAACGGAGTACACTTGTACTCTGAAAAGACAACCGTCCCTGCTGGTAACCCGCGGTTTTCCGCACGGCTGCCGGCGCCATCTAACGGGAAGTATCGACCTAGCCTGCGTTTGCAGGTGCCGGTCACCCAGACCCAAACCATTGACGGGGTTTCGACCCCGGTGGTGGTAAGGACTGCTTACGTGGAGGTTAACTTTACGTTCGATGCTCTATCAAGCACTCAGGAGCGTGCAGACGCTGTTGGCCTCATGGTCAACGCGCTTGCTGCGGCTCAGACCCAGATTAACGACTTGGTCGTTAATCTTAGTGATATCTACTAGTAGATATCGAGTCTCGATCCGGTGCGGGCCTTTAACGGCCCATCCTGGAAAGCTGGTGAATGATAGTTCCCTGCCACTTGTGGAAGGTGGCAGTTCGCACATCCAATAGGAGTGTATATGCAAAAGCATAAATCGAACGCTAGGAAGACTCGGGTTTTGAGAAATCAAAACTATGAGTTGCCCGAATCAGTTACCTCCGCCCTACTTAGTCTTATGGACCGAGTAGGTGGAACCGGGTTTAGGGAAACTTATCTAAAGTCAGAGTACCTTTCAAAGTACGCTGACCCAGATCCGAACGACAAGTTAAATCGTGTCGAACGGGCCATTGATAAGTGGACCTCGCAAGAGGACCTAAATCGAGCGACTAATGACCGGATACGTGACGTTGAATGGGACTATAATATACTCCCTCGCGTCACGTTGAGGACGTTTATCGCTTTTACCCGGCGTACTATTAGCAGTATCCTTGGGCCCCTTGACGATTTTATCGTTGTCGGGGGGTTCTCTGGAGGTGCAAGTACGAGTCACCGCCGAACTTCTAGCCATCCGGCTTGGAAGTTCAGTGATGAGGCTGATGCCACCGAGGATGCGACCAAGTTTGTCGATGTGATTCATCGACAGTCGCCTCTCCTCGGTAAGTATGGCATCTTTTCGCGACTTAATGTTGTGGAAGGGGCTGTACTCTTCACTGTTCCGAAGAACGCGCTTATTGAGAGATGCGCTTGTAAAGAGCCTGACCTCAATATGTATTTACAAAAGGCAGTGGGTGAGCATATCGCTCGCCGCCTGGCCCGAACAGGCATAAATCTACGTGATCAGAGCGTAAACCGAGATCTCGCGCGGCGCGGCTCCCTTGACGGGAGCTTGGCAACGTTGGATCTTTCATCGGCTAGCGATTCTGTGACCGTAGAGCTTGTTCGGCTTTTGCTTCCACAATTATGGTTCGAGTATTGTAATGATATTCGCTCCCAGAATGTGTTGGTGAGAGGTGAGTACAAGCGAACTGAGATGTTCTCGAGTATGGGTAACGGATTTACGTTTGGCCTAGAGAGTTTGCTCTTCTATGCTTTAGCTAGATCCGTCCTTTATTTCGAGGGTATCAAAGGTCGTTTGTCCGTTTATGGGGATGACATTATCCTGCCCTCATCAGGCGCGGATATGCTCGTCTCAGTGTTGCGATTCTGTGGGTTCACTGTGAACCGCGAGAAAAGCTTCATCACGGGCCCCTTTCGGGAGTCCTGTGGTGGTCACTACCATAACGGTACGGACGTAACCCCTTTCTACCTGAAGAATCCTCCAACACGTCTTACGGATTTGATCCGTATAACGAACCAGCTTCGAAACTGGATAATGTTGGATGATGACACAGGACTCCCGTTGTTCGAACAGAGCCGTTATAAACTCTGGTCTGAATTTCGAGATCTTGTGCCTCAGGATTTGAGGGGTGGTGCCGATTTGGCGCTTGATACTTGTTTGGTTACATCGGATCCTCCGAGCTCGTACCTTGTACGGGTTAAAGAGAAGATGGTGTTGCCCGATAAAGGCAAGTACCTACATTGGCATTCTTCGAATCGGAACCGCACCGAGCCGGCAAAGCCGGTTCGAGAAGCCGCCCAGACAACACAGTGTTGTCGGAAGCGGCGTGCGCCGAAAGGAAGTGGTGCGGCTACCGTGCGTCTCTTCTACGAAGAGATTTGCGGCGTCACACACTAACGGTTACACCGTTAGGGGTCTATAGTAAAGTGGGC